AAAAATCAAAAAAATATTGTCCTATATAGAGTAATAAAAAATGTGTGGACATTGGGGACATATACCGATAAATCGCATAGGTATCGTATTCGGTAGCCCCCAATTTTAAAAATACTGTTTGGGGGCGTGGGGACGCATATATAAGGAGTTAAACAATGAAATTATTTGATTATCAAGAAAAAGCACTTGCATTGACAAGTGATAAAGATAATTCGGCATTTTACTATGATATGGGATTAGGTAAGACGTTTATAGGCAGTGAACGATTACGATTATACGGTGAACGCGTGAATATAATTGTGTGTCAGAAGTCTAAAATCAAAGACTGGTGCGAGCATTTCAAAGAGCATTATACAGATTATGCAGTATTTGATTTGACTGATAAAAAGGATATGCAGACATTTATGATATATCCGATATACAAATGTATCGGTATCATAAATTATGAATTGGCTTACAGACGTGAAGAACTAAGGCAACTAAAGGATTTCACTATGATGTTAGATGAAAGTTCAATGATAAAAAATGAAACTGCAAAACGTACGAAGTTCATATTATCGTTGAAACCGTCACACACAATATTGTTATCCGGTACACCGACAGACGGCAAGTATGAGTTCCTGTATTCGCAGTTACGATTGTTAGGTTGGAAGATTACAAAAACAGCATATTATAACCGATACATAAAAACGGAATTGCGAAGTTACGGCGGTCCAATGTTCAGAGTAGTTACAGGATACAAGAATGTAAGCGAATTAAAGGCAAAACTAAAGGAATACGGAGCGGTATTTGCTAAGGCAGAAGAAGTTATTAAGTTACCTGAAAAGAAGTTTATCAAGGAATATTCGACTGTTTCATCAGACTATAAAAAGTTTATGAAAGACCGAGTAATCAAGATAGACGATAAGGAATTGACAGGCGACAGTACATTGTCAAAAAGACTGTATGCAAGAATGTTATGCAGTGCATATAGCAAAGACAAAATATCGCGATTAATTGATTTAGTTAATTCTACATCTGACAGGGTTATTATATTCTACAATTTCAATACCGAACTTGAAGCATTAAGAAAAGTGCTGTTTGATAGACCGATAAGCATAGTAAACGGACAAGTTAAGGACCTAAAGGCATACGAAAATAACGATAATTCAGTTACATTGATACAATATCAAGCCGGAGCTATGGGATTAAATTTGCAAAAGGCGAACAGAATTATATATTTTTCTCTGCCGGAACGTTCGGAACTGTTTGAGCAATCAAAAGCGAGGATATGCCGTATCGGTCAAGAAAAACAATGCTATTATCACATAATGATGTGTCATAAGAGCGTGGAAGAAAAGATATATGAGTGTCTGTTAATGCGAAAAGATTATACAGACGAATTATTCAGAAAGGAATTTGGCTGATGGCAGAGGAAAAGAATTTTGAAAATCGAGTTAAGCAATGGCTTAGAAGTAAAGGCTGTTATGTGGTTAAATATTATGGTTGCGGAGGTACAAGAGCGGGCGTTCCTGATTTGATTGTATGTGCAAATGGTAGATTTATCGGTGTTGAAATTAAAGCTGAACACGGTAAGTTGGCACCGTTGCAACGCAGTCATTTAGATAAAATATTAACTTCCGGCGGTGCGGTGACAGTCCTTAGACCGTCTGAATTTGACGGATTTAAAAAGTTCATTGAGGAAGTGCTGAATGATGATTGATAAAGCTACAAGAAATAAGCTGAAAGCTAAGGCAAACGAATTGTCGGATATATGTGTAACCGATGGCGAAAAGTTTGCAAAATGCTATGACGATATGTATAACAGTGGTGAATTTAATTGCGGGGAATGTTTCATCATAGCACGATTAGCTGATTTATATACTGCAATAAAACAGGGCATTATTGATAAAAATGACGGTGCTAAACAACAAAGTGAAATATTTAAGGTGATTGAATTGGAGGAACAAGAATGAAGTTTAGAACAAAACCGTGTGAAATTGAGGCGGTACAATGGGAAGGGCATAACCTTGATGAAATTATAAAATTTACAAATGGATTAGAAAAACATATTATCCGTGTAGAGGGCTTAGAGCCTGTTATATTTATATCAACATTAGAAGGCGATATGAAGGCAAGCGTCGGCGATTACATCATCAGAGGACTACGAGGGGAATATTACCCGTGTAAGCCTGATGTGTTCCACGCGAAGTACGAGCCGTGCGAATAAGAGGTGACGATATGAGAACTGAACAATTTGAAGAAGTTATAAATAACCGCATAGAAACGTGTAAAAGCGTTCTATGCAGCAAAGCGGAAGAATATGCAACCGATGATAGATTACACAATTTCAAAGTAGCAGGCGAATTGCAGAAATGTACACCTGTAAAAGCGTTAGGCGGTATGATGGCAAAGCATACTGTCAGCGTGTATGATTTGATTGACGATTACGAACAGGGCAAGGCAATATCAGAAGAAATGTGGGCTGAAAAGATAGGTGACAGTATAAATTATTTGCTGTTGCTTACGGCTCTGTTGGAGGAAGATAAAAATTTTGAGCCGATGAAAAGAGGAATGACATACGAACAAACAATAGAGGTTATTACAAATGCTATACGAAAAGACGAAATGACTGTCGAACAAGATATGGCATTGGCTATTGTACAAAAAACATTGAAAAAACAAATTCCCCAAAAAATAGGATTTGACGGCAATCAATTCATTTGTCCTAATTGCGGCAACGGTACAAAAGACATATTCGGCGATAAATATTGCGTTGAATGTGGACAACGTTTGAAATTGGAGTTTACAGAATGAGCAAAAAGTATAAGGGATTTAAGGGTAGCGGCTACAACAAAAAGCCGCTACCGAAACACACAAATAAAACGTTGCTGAAAATTATAAAAAAGGCAATGGCGAGCAAGTTGGAAATTGATTGTAAGTATTGAGGAGGATGCATAATGCGAGAGATACTATTCAGAGGTAAACGTATAGACAATGGAGAATGGATAACAGGCGGTATATTTCAGCAAAAAGCTGATGATGTAAAAGATGAAGTAGTGTATATAATTGATAATTCATCAAATGATGTTGACTGTGCACATAGGGTTATACCTGAAACAGTAGGACAATTTACAGGAGTTACCGACAAAAAAGGAAACCGAGTTTTTGAGGGAAGTATATTCCGATATGAACCGCATTTCACAACGGAGAAAGCGTGTTTAGGAATAGTTAAATACAGAAATACATACGACAGACAACGTGCGTGTAATGACTGCGGTTTTGTCATAGAGTGGCAACATGAGCCGTTAATGACGCTACGAGAAGATTTATTATACTGGTGCGGTGACGGGAAATCAGCCAGTGTTATAGGCAATATACACGATATGAATGATAATCCCGAATTGTTGGAGGAATAAGAAAATGACAGTCACAGATTTTTATGAAAAGTTCAAAGAATTAATGGAACAAGGATATGGTGAATATACGGTGTCAACTGACGCGGGACTTGCTCCGTTAGTGGCTGAAAAGGCAGAGATATGGGAAGATAGCAAAGAAGTGATTTTGTGATAAAGAAAGAGAGGAATAAAAATGAATTTGATAAAGAGGTTTAAGAAAAGAAAACAAGAAGAATTAAAAAACGAGTTTTATAACTATATAGAAAATGCAAAGCACAATATAAAAATAGCAATAAACAGTGATGTGGCGGAGTTTTGGTATGCAAAAGTGCTCGGAGCATTGGATTTAGCCGGAAACATAGGTATGATAGACTTTTACGAACAAATTAAGATAGGAAATGAGGTTAGGATTATACGGAGGAATAATAAATGAAAAGAAGATTTATAAAAATAATTGGAATATTGATGATGTTTTGCATAGCAGTAATGCTGACGGCGTGTTCGGAGGCGGAAATGGTAAACTACAATATGTCAAAACAGGCAGACTATTTTGAATGCGAACGAAAAATCACCGTTTACAATGCACGAACAGATAATATCGTGCTTGAGGCGGAGGGATATATGAGTATATCCAATAATACAACTAACGAATTGGTGATAACTGTTAAAACGGGTGAGAATTCGTATAAGAAAAACTATGTGTATTTAAATGAATACACAATGTATGCGGTTGAAGATATTACAGGGACACATACAGACCCATATCATTACAAATTGTATTGGCACACGCACGAGGGTGTGAGCGTTGAGGTGAAATAAAATTAAGGAGGAAAAGTAATGAAAGTAGAGTTGAAAGTGAACGATAAAAGCGTTCAGGCTGAAATACCTGAGGAACAGTTAAAAGAGACAGTATTGTTTGAACAGCTAAAAAAGCTGGGATTGATTGAGGATAAGCCTAAAACAGGATATGAGAGAAGAGAAGAATGTAACAATAAGAAGTATTATTTTGTCAATACTATAGATTTAGTAATAGAAAATGAGAATACCGTCCTATTTGACCAAAATCGTTATGATGTAGGCAATTATTACAGCGATAAAACCATTGCTGAGAACAATGCAAGAGCTGATAGGTTATTGCGTTGTTTAAGACAGTGGCAGGCACAAAATGACAAGGTTATTTCTGTGTCTGATTGGAAAAATGATAAAATCAATAAATATTGTTTTGCATATAATTATAGTTTAAATGAATTAAACATAGGAATAGAACGGAAATTAAGACGACCGAATGCTATATATTTCTCAACATCCCAAAAAGCAGAGGAAGCTATCGAAGTATTCAGAGATGAACTGCTATGGTATTTTACCGAGTATGTTCAGAGATTGGACGAGATGCAAAATGACTAAAGAACAATTATGTTGGACGTGCCAAAAAAGCTTGCGGCGATTGTTCGTGGAGCAGTTGCTTTCAGCCTGTTGAGGGTTGGACTGCTGAAAAGGTACACCGCAAGACGTATGATTCGTATAGGATTGAAAAGTGTCCGGAGTATGTGCCGGATAAGAAATGATAAGGAGGTAGCGAGATTGCCAAAAGAATATCAACCAAAGCGAAACAATTCACATTACATGAACCACAATATATATATGCAAATGAAATATTTGTTGGAGAATTATCCGAATTTAAAAGAACAGCGTGAACGGTTGTTATATGGCAGTCCCGCTCCTGCTGACGGTTTACCGAAAGGAAATAATATAGGCAACCCGACAGAACAAAAAGCACTTGTACTGTGTACCATAGACGGGCAGATTAAGGCGATAGAACAGGTCATTTTTGAATTGCAAGCAAAGTATTCAAAGACATACACAGGTAAGCCGTTCAACGCATACAAAGCGTTTCTTGACTATAGTGAGTTTTGCCTTTATCGTAGCAAACGAAATAAGGATACTGCACCGTGTAAAAGGACGTGGCAGTATTATCGTTCGGAATTTACATATAAATTAGCAAAAAAATTAAATTATTTTTAAAAATTGCACTTTGGGAAAAAGTCAAGTGGTATAATGGATATAGTGAAAAATAATGGGCAAAACAAAAAATAATGCAAAACATATATACAGTGCAATATTTTGTGTTCTATATCTTACCGCTCATTATTTTCGTAAAAAGGTAAGTGTATCATCGTGAGATGATGGGTGAATATCTCAAAATTGATTGGTGGGAGTGGAGATATTATATTAAACAGATTGTATGTGTTAATCATATGCAGTCTGTTTTTATTTGGAGGAAATATGGATTTAAACGATATTAAGGATAAAGCCGAGAATGTTTACGGCGGAGAAAATACAACTGAATATAAAGAATTTGAAGATAAATTTAAACCGAAGAAAACGACTGATGATTGTTATACACCTGATAATATTTACGAAACGGTTGCGGATTATGTTGCAACACGATTTAAAGTGGACCGTAACAAGTTTGTACGTCCTTTTTATCCGGGTGGAGATTACGAGAAGTATAATTATATGTCTGATAGTATTGTTGTGGATAATCCGCCGTTTTCAATATTGGCACAGATAGTGAAATGGTATCAATCGCAAGGGATAAAATTTTTCTTGTTTGCACCGGGTTTAACTATTATTGGATTAACACGACACGCAAATATAATCTGCGTAGGGTATAGCGTGACATATGAAAACGGTGCAAAAGTTAATACATCGTTTGTAACAAATATGACAGATAATCTGATTGAAAGTAGTAGCAAATTATATAAGCGTTTAGAAAATGCAGATAAAGAAAATTTGCGAAAAATAAAAAAACAATTACCTAAGTATACTTATCCTGATAACATATTGACAGCATGCAGAATGAATACACTTTCGCGATATGGTGTTGATTTTGCGATAAAGCGAGAAAATGGATATTTTATGCGTGATTTAGATAGTCAGCGAAAATTCAAAAAAAGCATTTTCGGTAACGGTTATTTAATATCGGGCAAAAAAGCTGCAGAACTTAAAGCTGCAGAACTTAAAGCTGCAGAACTTAAAGCTGCAGAACATGTTTGGGAGCTGTCGGAACGAGAGAAAGAAATCATAAAGACTTTGAAATGAAAAATAAAAAAAGAAGTGGAAAGGTGAAAACAATGTTCGAAAGAATAAAGGCATATTGGCAAAAACGAAGATACGAACGAGAACGCAAGAAGTTCATACGCAAATGGAACGAGGATAATAAAAATTGGTGCGAGTGTAGGCACAAGCGCAAAGCGTTTAAACGTGCGATGATAAAAAACGGATATACGATGTAGTTAATCGGAAAATGCGAAAGTGAGGTGATAAGAGTGACTGAAAAACAAAAGTTATTTTGTGAGGAATATTTGATTGATTTGAATGCAACGCAAGCGGCGTTAAGAGCGGGATATTCGGAAAAGACAGCGTATTCGATTGGGAATGAGAACTTGAAGAAACCTGAAATTCAGGAATATATTCAAAAACGGCTGAAAGAGAAAGAGGACGCTCTTATTGCCAAACAAGATGAGGTATTGAAAACGCTTACGGCTGTTATGCGACGTGAGAAACCCGAAACGGTTGTTGTGACGTGCAAAGCACGTAAATCACACTATGACAACAAGGGCAAGAAAGTCACTGACGAGGCGGAGCAACCGATATGCGTTGAAATACCGACAAAGGTGTCTGACGTAAACAAAGCGGCGGAAATGTTGGGTAAATACTACGCATTGTTCACAGACAAATTAAACGTTGACGGTGATATGGACTACAGCATTAAAATTGATTACGGTGGTGAGGACGAATGAACAACATAACAGTACCGTTCAATCCGATATTCAAGCCTGTACATCAATGTAAAAAGCGTTATGTTGTAATGAAAGGCAGTGCCGGAAGTGGCAAGAGCGTTGATACTGCACAACTGTACATATTGCGTTTAATGCGTGACAAGGGACGTAATCTTGTATGTGTGAGAAAGTCCGATATAACAAACCGTGACAGTACGTTTGCGGAGCTTGAAAGTGCCATAAACCGTATGGGCGTTGGCAGAGCGTGGCGAGTTACGCAAAGTCCGTTGTCGTTCACCTGTATAAACGGCAACAAGATTATATTTCGTGGTGTAAACGATAACAAGCAACGTGAAAAGCTGAAATCAATCACATTTGCAAACGGTAAATTGACAGATGTATGGATTGAAGAGGCTACGGAGCTTGTGCAACAGGATTTTGAAATTATAGATGACCGTTTGAGAGGTGAACTCCCCGACGGTCTTTTTTATCAGATAAAATTGACATTTAACCCTGTATCGTCAAGTCACTGGATAAAGAAAGTGTTTTTCGATATACAGGACGATAACGTCTTAACGCATCAAAGCACATATTTAACAAACCGATTTTGTGATGAGGCGTATCGACAACGTATGTTACGACGTAAAGAGGTTGACCCTGAGGGCTACAGGATTTACGGCTTGGGCGAATGGGGCGAAACAGGCGGATTGATATTCTCAAATTATCGCATTGAGGAATTTGAAACAGATATGAGCCGTTTTGACGCTATGGCGATAGGACAGGACTTCGGCTTTAATCACGCAAATGCTATATTGACGTTAGGCTATAAGGACGGCGATATTTACGTTTGTAATGAACTGTATGTACACGAAATGGATACGACCGAAATTATCACTAAGGCTGACGGTAAGTTCAGTAAAAGTCTTGCAATGTGGTGCGACAGTGCAGAGCCGGACCGTATAAAAATGTGGCGAAAGGCAGGCTATCGAGCAAGGGCAGTTGTTAAAAATCCGAACAGCATACAATCGCAGATTGACTGGTTAAAAGGCAGAAAGATACATATTCATCCGTCTTGCGTGAATGTAATCAAAGAGATACAGCAATGGCGTTGGCGAGTTGATGAAAAGTCGGGCGAATATACGGACGAACCTGTCAATGTATTTGATGACGCAATGGCGGCACTGAGATACGGCGTTGAGAGTTGGCGCAAGGATAAGAAAGCTAAAATCTATTCAAGAGAGGAGTACGGAATATGATAATTGATGAAGATATAGTCGCAGGCGGTGTGACACCGTTTATCATAACGAAATTGATTGAACGACACGAGCGAGAGCGACAGAGATACCGATTATTGCACGATTACTATATGGGCGACCACCGCATTTTAAACCGCAGAAAAAGGGGCAAAAACGTGGCAAACAACCGCATAATGTGTAATCACGCAAAGTACATAACGGATATGACACAGAGTTATCTTGTCGGCAATCCTGTAACGTATGCGGTGTCGGACGAATACGATATTGAGGCAATCAAAAACGAATATTTGGAACAGGATATGCCGAGTGTTGACAGTGAAATTGTAAAGAATATGAGCATTTACGGCAAAGCATATGAACTGATTTATGCAGACGAAAAAAGCAAGCCGAGAAGTGTCCGATTGGATCCGGAGCATACATTTGTATGTTACTCACAGTCGGCATTTGAAAAGCCGTTGTTTGCGGTGTATTACTACAAGAAATACGACCTTGACGGCTACTGCACAGGCAGTATTTGTCGTGTGTATGACGAATCGTTTATATATACATACACAGGTCTTGACAGCTATACGGCATTGTCATTGCAAAATGTTGAACCACATTACTTTTTCGATGTGCCGATTATTGAATACAGAAATAATACGGAAATGCAGGGCGATTTTGAACAGTTGATAACACAGATTGACGCATACAATGTGTTGATGTCAGATAGAATTAATGACAAAGAGCAATTTGTTAATTCGCTGTTGTTTTTGTGTAACTGCGACCTTGACACCGAACAGGCAAAAAAATTATTGGTAGAACGCATTTTGATGGGTGACGGCGACGCAAAAGCGGAGTATCTGTCAAAGGTGCTGAACGAGGCTGATACAAAGGTGTTGCGTGACGACATCAAGGACGATATACACCGTCTGTCACACGTTCCCGATTTGTCGGACGAAAGTTTCGGCAACAATTTGTCGGGTGTGGCGATAAAGTATAAGCTGTTGGGATTTGAACAGCACGTCAAGAACAAAGAACGTAATTTTGCTAAGACATTAAGAAAACGTTTAGAGATTTACAACAATTTCTTAGTGACATTAAACGCAATGAAAGAAGTGCCGTCGCACAGAGTTGATATAGGATTTACATATAACTTGCCTGCAAACGAACTTGAAATAGCACAGATGATTAATTACCTCAAAGGTCTTGCGTCTGACGAAACATTATTAGAGCGTTTGCCATTCATCACAGACGCAAAGGAAGAAGTTGAAATTGCACGCAGAGAGCAAGCGGAAAAGTCCGCCGAAGATATGCGTATCGCAGAAATTTCGGCAAGGAAAGTAAACTACAATGAAGAGTAAGGCATATTGGGTAAAACGTGCCGTTGAAGTTGAAACATATTTACAATCGCAAGCGGACAGCGTTAAGGACGGTGTAATTAAGGCATATGAGCGAGCAATCAAGAATGTAAACAATGATATTGAGAAAACGTTTAAAGCCTATATTTCAACCGATATACCCGAAAAAGAGGCACGTCGGCTGATGAGTATAGCCGACAGCGACAAACAGTACGAAGAACTGCTTGAACTGTACGACGAAACAGACGACAAGACAGTCAAAAAGGAAATTCTAAACCGCATAAATGCACAGGCATATGGTGCGAGAATTAGCCGATTAGAGGGACTGAAACGTAATGTATATATTTACTTTAGGCACGTTGCAAACGAGGCTATAAAGGAGCAAAAGAAACTGTATGACAGTGCGGTAAAGACGGCGTATTATACGAATATTTTTGATACCGCACAAGGTTTAAACTGCGGTATTGATTTTCCACTTGTACCGCAAAAGGCGGTTAATAAAGTGTTAAGTGAGCCGTGGCACGGTCACAACTACAGCGAGAGAGTGTGGATACATAACGACAGATTTATACAGGCAGTCGGACAGACGATTGAGGACGGTATAATCAGCGGTCACAGTGTAAGCCGTATGACCGACAAGCTGATTGATTACGTCAAAGATACTGCACCGGGTGGAATACGAACATCAGCCGAAACGCTTGTGAGGAGCGAAACGGCGCATTTTATGAACCAAGGTCAAAAGATGGCGTATGAGGAAATCGGTATAAAACAGTATCGTTTTGTTGCGGCACTGTCTGAATTGACGTGTGACAGGTGCGGAAGTCTTGACGGTAGCGTGTTTGATACCGACAAAGCCGTTGAGGGCGAAAACTTCCCACCGATACACCCACGTTGTCGGTGTGTTACGATTATGGCAGACGTGAATTTGACAAGTCGTATTGCACGCGATCCGCTCACTGGCGAAAATTACAAGGTTGACGGAAGTATGACGTTTGACGAATGGAAAAACAGTTTGTCGGACGAACAGAAAAATGCGTTAAAATATGTTGCAAATAGTGAAAAACGTGGTATAATAAAGGTAGATAAAGATACATTGAAAGTATCTACGGGCGGAAGAAGAAACGAGAAAAATCTTTCACAGGAACAAATAGACAGCATTAAAGATTATGCGGTTTCTTTGGGTATGCCAAGAGAACGTATTTATTATGTTGATTATGATTGTACAGCATATGGCTCTTTAGCGGACGTTTTACGAATTGGAACTGATGTATATCCGTCAGAGAAAAAGCAATCCAATCCAAACAGTAATGTTTCTATGAAAGGTGCCATAGCTCACGAAATAATCGGACACCGTGCGGCATTTTTGAACGGAAAGACGCAAAGTGATGATATTTTAGAAGAAGTGCAGGCGAGTTTGAGGGCGGCAATATTAACACCCAATTTATCAAACAGCGAAAGAATGGTACTCGCAAGGGACGGGGTATATAGATTACATAAAACGGGTAAAAAATTAAAAGACGTACGAAATTTATTGTATTTGGAGTGATAGTTATGTGTGAAATAATAAATGTTCAAAAAATAAACAATCAATTTATTGTGGATTGCACTCCGTGCAAGGAAGATTTTACGAATGCGAAACTATTGCAAATCATCAATAAGCATAAGCAAGTATATACGACAAAAGAGTTTAAAGTTGAAAAAACAAGAGGGTGCTTTTCAAAAGGTGGCTCACCGTGGATTGTACTACAAAATATTCCTGATGGTTTTGTGGATAAAGGCAATGAGATAATTTTCAGATAAAAATAACTAAATATACGCAAAAGCACGTTTTCGGACGTGCTTTTTTGATACACTGAAAGGCGGTGATAGTGTGAGAGTAGGCACAACATACACATAGAAGAAAGGAATGGTGATCCGATTATCTCCCTGTTAGACGTGGGGTTATACGTCTTATTTTTATACAATTTTTCAGAAAGGAATGATTTGAATGGCAGATACAGCAGAGCAAACAGAAAATCAAGAGCAAGAGAAGTCCACAGAGCAGAAGTCCACAGAGCAGAAGTCAACCGAACAAAAAGACGGCGACAATCAAAAGGCGATTGACGAAGCGATAGCTAAGGCGAAAGCGGAGTGGGAAAAGGAACTTGAGCAAAAGCTAAAGGACGCTGAAAACGAGGGCATGAGAAAAGCCAAGTTGACAAACGAGCAAAGAAAAAAAGAGGACGACGACAAGGAACGAGAAGAATTTGAAAAAGCAAAGGCAGAGTTTGAACGTGAAAAAATCGTTGCATATGCCGAAACGGAACTTGCCAAAGTCGGACTGTCCGCCGAGATTGCAAAGTACATCATAGCAGAGGACAAGGATAGCACAAAGGCGGTTATTGACAAGATAAAAGAAAGCTATGACAAAGATGTACAAGCAGGTGTTACCGAGCGTTTAAAGGGAAAAACACCGAATTTAAACGGTGGCAGTGGCGGTCACAACACAGGCAGTTTTATGGACATAATCAGAGAAAATCAGAGATAAGGAGTGAAATAAATGGGTTATTTGAAAAATGAATTGACAGGCTTTGTGCCTGTCGAGCAAGCAACAGACATCATCAAAATGGTGACAAGGGGTTCAAGTGTTTTAAGAATGGCGAAAGTCGAGGAAATGAAACACGAGAAAAAGAAGTTTAACGTACTTACAGACGGTCCGGGTGCTTACTGGGTCGGTGAGGGTGAAAGAATTAAGACAAGCGGTGCTACTTGGATTCACCCTGAAATCGAGGCTAAGAAGTTAGCCGTTATTATTCCGGTAACAAAAGAAAAGTTGGAAGATACGACTATCAGCGTATTTGAAGAACTAAAGCCAGAAATCGCAGAGGCATTCTACAGAGCGATTGACGCGGCGTGCATTTTCGGTACAAATTCACCGTTCAAGACAAACATTATGAACGCTATCGACAGTAAGCATATGGTTGTTACAGACAACGCAAATATTGATATTGCTATGTCTGACGCAATGTCGATGATTGAAGAAAACGGCTATGACCCGTCGGGATTTATCGGTCGTATCGGTGTTAAGAATATGCTGAGAAAATTGCGTGACGCAAACGGCGCACCTGCATATGTCAACGGTACAACAGGCGGTGAGCTGTACGGTCAGCCTATCGAATTTGTACGTAACGGTGCGTGGGACAATAAACGTGCCGATATTATCACAGGTAACTTCAAGTATGCCGTTGTCGGTATGCGTGCAGGTATCAACTATGAAATTCTTACAGAGGCAACACTACAAGGCACTCTTGACAGTGACGGTAAACCGCTATCACTTGCCGAGCAAGATATGGTTGCAATCAAGGCTACTATGCGTTTAGGTTTCCTTGTTGTCAAGGACGACGCATTTGCCGCATTTAAGAACGGTGTTCCGACACTCGGCGAATTGACAGTTGAATCGGTTGCAGGCACAACAGGCAACACCGTTATTACGGTATCGCCAAAGCCTATCGGCGGTCACAAGTTGGTTTACAAGGCTGCCGCAAGCACCGCTCCAAGTGTTGCGTATGACGACGATTTGTCGAAGTGGACAGAGTTTAACAACGGTGACGAAATCACTGCGACAAACGGTCACAAGATTACAGTTGCGGAAGTTACCGCAGACGGCAAAGCGAGAAAGTCGGGCAGTGCCGACGTTGTAAGCGGTGAATAATATGGAGCATTTAGGGACACTGAAAATGTTGTTAGGAATAAAGGACGACGAGCAAGACGGCTTGTTGTCCTTTTTGATTAACGACACAATTAATATGATTATGTCTTACTGTCATATTGAGGTTTTGCCCCGTCAGCTTGAAAGTCTTGTTCCGAAGATTGCGGCGGATATGTATAGAATAAAAGGCTACGGGGACAGTAAAAGTCCCGAAGTAGTCAAGAGCGTAAGCGAGGGCGAACGTTCCGTAACATATGCCGAAAATGATAATGATGAGATTTTCAGCAATTATTATAAACGTCTTGACCCGTTCCGCAAACGAAAGGGGCGTGTTCCGAGTGATGTCGGTATTCAGTAGGTTTTATAATAAAGACGTCATAATTGCAGAATACGAGATTGACGACTATACAGGCAAAGCTGAAAAGACGGTATTATCCGAAATCAAAGCCGATATACAACCGTACAGTGGTGGCAGAGCAAGAGAAGAATACGGTCTTGATATAGAATGTCAAATGCGTATGTTCTGTGATATGTCGGACGATGTAAATGTCGGCAGTAAGGTTGAATATGACGGCGATATATACGATATAACATATGTGCAGAAATGGGACAGCGGTTTGGTAGCAATGCTTGAGAGGAGTAGGCTGAAATGAATTTTTCAATCGAGGGGATAGACGACGTTGTTGACAAGCTGACACAGTATGCGTCGGGCGATAAAATACAGCGAGGTTTGGCAATGGCGGGTGAAGTCGTAAGAGCGCACGCAGTGGCAAACTGTCCTGTTGCAACAGGGCGATTAAAAGGCAGTATCGTAAGCCAAGTGGACGGTGACAGTGTTGCAATCGGTCCGACTGCCGATTACGGTATTTATGTCGAATTCGGCACAGGCTCAAAGGGCGACAAATCTGTTTCGCATACGTCAAAAAGACACTGGACGTATTACAGTGGCGGTCGATTTTACACAACGTCGGGGCAAGCACCACAGCCGTTCCTCGTACCTGCACTGAAAAATAACATCAGCGAGATAATCGCAAAATTCAAGGAGGGGTACGGTGTTTGATATTGGTTTGGAATTACGGGATATTTTAAAGCAAATAGACGGTGTAAGTGTATGTTTTGCATATCCCGATAATTTTAATAAATTGCCTGCAATAGCATATTACACACTAACGGACAAAGGCTCAATGTCATATGACAATACGGTTGTTACGAATGATACGACTGTTCAGATTGATATTTACGCCGATTATCCGCAAACGTGTTTTGAATTGTCGGAGAGGGTATATAAATTGTTGACTGATAATGAATATTATCACGAAATGACAATGGACGTACCAAATCCCGATGATAAAAGCATAAAACATAGGACAATGAGATTTACGAAAGTAGTAGAAAGGAATGATTGATTTATGGCAAATACAGAGAAAAGAAAACCACTACCTACAATAGGTGTGGACAAGTACACATTTTTCGCAGTTAAAACAGACACATCAGAGGGCGCAACATATGGTGACCCGTATAATTTAAGAGGTACTGTCGAAATTGCACCGACAGACGCAGGCGGCAGTGATGTTTTTGATGCCGATAACGGTGCGTATGAAACATCAAACTACATTGAAAAATTAGGTCACGACATCACAAATGCCGATATTCCACCGGAAGTTGATTCAATGTGGCGTGGACTGACACAAAAAGACGGTGTAGTAGAGGTCGGCAACGATACAAAAACCGTTTATTTCGGTGTTGCGTGGAGAATTATGAAATCCGACGGCTCATACCGTTATGTAAGATATTACAAGGGTTCGTACAGCTTTGCGTCAAACGTAGGCGGCAAAACAAAAGCGTCAAGCGGTGCGCCTGAAAAGCAAACCGCAAAGGCTACATACACAGCCGTACAACGTGATTTTGACAACAACTATTACGCATACTTTGACGAAAGCGATTTGCCGGAAGGTGTCACAAAGACAGAACTTGAAGAAAACTGGTTTAAGGATATGAACTACTATCCAGTGAAGAAAGCACTTTAAGACAAGGCACGCCGAAAGGCGTGCTTTTTTCGTATAGAGAGGAGCAAGTAACAATGCAAAGAGTATTAACATTTGTACACAACAAAAAGAAGTATGTATCAAAACCGTGGTGTTTCGGTGCGGCAACGTTGGTTGAAAAAGAATACATGGACGTTGCAGAGGGTGAAAAAGTAACGGCTACGTCGGTATGTGCAGATGCCGTTGACTATCTGTTTGAGGGTACAGAGGCGACACAAGATATTTTGGACACGGCTGTTTCAGCAAAAATGAGAATGTGTCGTGAAGTTATGAAGTGGTTTATGGACGATTTTACGGGAAAAAACGAGGAAAGCCTGCCAGAGCAGGCAACCGAAAAGGAAGATTAAGCGATTTATATGGGACAATGCTGAAATATCACGGTATACTGCCGAATGATTTGGCAAAACAAGACCCAAGATTATTACTTGCAGTTATAATCGAGGACGAGGAAGAAGAATATACGGGAAATGACCCGTATTTAAAAATGTTTTATGGAATGTAGTGAGGTGATTTGTAATGGCTGACGCGGCGGAATTAGTAGTAAGAATAAGAGGTGATGCGTCCGACTTAGAGGCGACAATAAGCAGTGTTGAAAGTGAATTGTCAAAATTGGAGCAGACGCAAAGCAAAAATAATAATACAAGTACAAAAGGTCTTACGGCATATAAAAAGCAAATGCAAGACGCGCAAACCACCTTGCAAACAAGCCGTACGGCATTGACGAATACAAAAAAAGCGTATGAGGATAACGTCAAGTCTGTAAATAAAAATGTTACGGCACTGAAAGCGCAGAAAACGGAATTAGATAAACAAATTTCTTTGCGTTCAAATGAAAAACGGTTGCTGACAGAGGCGAATAAAGGTCTTGACAAAAACAGTGTTGCATACAAAGACAACCAAAAGGCATTGAATTGGGTAAATACCGAGATTGAGGCATACACAAAGCAAAGTCAAAGTATATCCGATTCTATTCGTACGCAAGAGGCGGCATTGTCGGGAAGTAAAAAGGCATATACCGACGCACAAGCAACCGTCAAAAAAGCAACGGAGCAATACGAGGAATACGAGAAAGGCTTAAAAGCCGCTGAACGTGCAGATGAGGCGCAGAACCTACAGAATACAGGTAAGCGGTGGAAAGAAGTCGGTGAGGGTATAGATACTGTAACTAAACCGTTACAGTATGCGGCGACTGCACTTGCCGCGGGCGGTGTTGCGAGTGCCAAGTTTGCGATAGATTTTGAGGATAGTTTTGCCGGAGTTAAAAAGACGGTTGACGCTACACCGGAACAGTTAGCCAAAATAAAGCAAGGCATTATTGATTTGTCAACAACAGGTATTGACGGCAGAGGCGCGATACCACAAACAACGACTGAACTAAACGAACTTGCGGCGGCGGGCGGTCAGTTAGGCATATCCCAAGAAAATATCGTCGACTTTACGGAAGTAATGGCACAAATGGGTTCAGCAACAAACCTTGTCGGCGAAGAGGGTGCCGCAACACTGGCACGTTTTCAGAATGTTATGGGTGTCGGTCAAAACGAAATCCGTAATATCGGCAGTGCAATCGTTGATTTGGGTAACCACAGTGCGACAACAGAATCGGAGATTGCGGCAATGGCATTGCGTATGGGTAAATACGGTTCATCTGTACGAATGTCGGCGGCGGACGTGTTGGGTTATTCTGCCGCACTATCATCATTAGGCATTGAGGCACAAATGGGCGGTAGTGCGATAGGTCGTACGTGGCTATCCATAGAAACAGCCGTTGCAAGCGGCGGAGAGGGCTTGACGAAATTCGCAAAGTATAGCGGTAAAAGTGCGGAAGAGTTTAAAAAGCAGTGGAATACTGACAGCTCCGGTGCATTTAACGGACTGTTAAAAGGCTTGCAGTCTGCCGAGAACTTAACATTGGCATTGGACGATTTGGGTATAAACAATACGCAGGATATACAGGCTATGATGGCATTAGTCAACGGTTATGATTTAGTAACCGAGAGTGTCAATCGTTCAAACACCGCATACCAAGAAAATACGGCATTGCAAGAAGAATTTAATGCAAAGAATGAAACGACCGCATCAAAATTGGCGAACACAAAAAACAATATTGTTGAGGCGGCAAGAAGTATCGGCGAAACAATGTTGCCGTCAATACAAGACGCAAGCACCACAGTAGCTGATTTTGCAAAAGGATTGTCGCAAATGGACGACGAGCAAAAACGTGCTGTTGTTAATACCGGTGCTACGGTCATTGCTTTAGGTGCATTGTCAAAAGTCGGTGTCGGAGTGATTAAGGGTGCAGGCGATTTTGTTGAGGGATTAGGAGTAATCAGCGATAAATTGCCTATTATAGCAGACGCAACGTCAGCGATAAAAGTATCGACTGCGGGGTTAGGCAGTTCATTTTCTGCATTAGCGCCGATATTCGGTGCAGTATTAGCGCCTGCTGCGGTTGTTGCAGGGTATAAGGTTGTTGCCGACCACGTTACAGAGGCTATTGAAAACAACGCAAAATTGGGTCAAAGCTACAAGGAATTATATTCTCAGTGGCAAGACGCAGACAACCAAGTTTCGCATTTGGAAAATCTGCGAAGTGAATACGAAAAACTAAACGAATCAATCAACAGCGGTACATTAAATCCCGAAGAACTCGAAAGCGCTAAAAACCGCATAAACGACATTATGCAGGGAATCAAGGCGACTACAAATGATGATACCATAAAATTAATGATTGATACGGGCGAATTTGACACCGCACTTGCAATGGCGGTTTCAAACGCCAAAGACAGTGCGAACGAAATTAAAGACGCATTGGATTTAACATCAGGCAAAAAGGCACAAAAGACAGTATCAGAGGGGTACGACGCACTTCAAAAAGGTAGTTCCTATGGTATGGACTACAAAAATCAAAAAGAAGAAATGAGTCAATGGTTGCAACAAGCAACTGATGTTAAAGAAAAATACCAACAACTGCAAGAAGAAATGACTGCGGCGTATGCAAGCGGTGACAAAGAAAGACGCCAAAAAGCCATACAAGCGAGAGATGCGTTTGTAAATGAAATGACCGACAGTGAATTTTCAAGGGCATATGAAAAAATGCAAGGTCAGAAGTTTTCATTCGGAGAAATGAAAGACGTTCAAAAGCAGGTTGACAATATAAAAGCTGCATATAACGAAATCAGTACAAGCATTGAAAAGATGGACGAACGTGCAAATAACGGTCGTGAATCACTACAAGCTGTAGCGGAAGTGGTTACATCGGAATCTATGAACTTAAACGGTTTCAAGAATATGCAGGAAGTCTTTGAAAGTGGCGGTATTGCAGTTGATAACGTATGTAAACAAATCAAATCAACTATGACCGATTTGGGATTTGAAAATCAAGACATTGCCGCACAAATCGCACTGTTTAAAAACGGTTTTCAAGACCTACAAGGTGCAATTAATAATAACGCATTAGACGCTGTTGTAAATGATTTTGTCAAACAAGGTAAAGAAATCGGACTAACGTCAGAGGAAATAGTCACGAAAGCCGCATTAATGAAAAACGGTTTTTCTGATATTCAACAGGCTGTAGCGTCGGGTGATGTAAGTGGTTTAGTGAAAGACCTATCAAGTTTAGGTGGCGATTTGGGACTAAGCACAGAGCAAGTTGACGCATTGGCGCACAGTTTGGGATTATTGCCTGAGGATAAACATATTGAAATTGACGCAAGCGGTGATGTGTCTGCAATCGAGAACGCAAAAAATGCTGTCGAGGAAATAAATAACGCAGGCAATGTACAATTACAAGTCAGTGCCGAGGGTGATATTTCTGTATTGGACACAGCTGATGAAAAATTAAAAGAACTTGTCAAAAATGACGAAGTTCAGATTAAATTTAATGTCGATACAGGCGGTTTTGATATTAACGATTTGAATGGTAATAAGTTGGGTGAAATCACTGCAACGGGTAAAGTTATATGGACTAACGACAGCACAGAACCCGACAACTATACGGCACCACCCAAAGAGGGCAATGTTACATTTAAGAAGAATAGTGCAGAACCTGACGGCTATCAACCTGAAGATAAATTTGCGACAGTCCATTATACTGTTTCTGTTGAGGGTTCGTCTATAGAGGGACTAAGCGATAAAAGTGCTCCTGCGGCACGTTTTGGCAGTACGGGAACGTTCGTCAAAAAGAAAGTCGCAAAAGGTACGCAGAACTTCGAGGGCGGTTTGGCAATGGTTAATGATGAAAAGGGTATATCTGACCCACGAGAATTAATCGTTGATAAAGGACGTGCATTTATACCACAGGGCAAGGACGTAGTATTGCCGTTGTCAAAGGGTGCAAAGGTGTACACAGCGTCACAAACCAAGGCGATAATGTCGGGTATGGGTATACCGCATTACGCAACAGGAAAAGACAATTCGGACGCGTTTACATCAGCCAAGGACGATTGGACGCATTACACAAAAACGCACGCAGTAACGACTGCACAAGAATTAGAGAAGTGGTTAGAATTTCAAGAGAAATTCAAGTCGAACGACAAGGATATTGCCGACATAGAGGAACAAATATTCAGTCTGACACAGAAACGCACGCAGGAGCTAAACAACCTGTCAAAGTCGTACATTGAAGAACGCGCGGCACTGAATGACTGGGACGACAACGGTGACAATCCTATCGACGCATTTGCCCGTATTCGTGACCGCAATATGGCGGAAGTCGAGGCAGGACGTATGACGTGGGAGGACTATACGACAGAAATGTCAAGTATAGGTTCAACGTTATACGAGAATATGACCGAATACAGTCGCGATTGGTTGGAACACCAAGAAAAATACAACGGTATGAGTGCCGCCGATTATATCGCAGGTATCGGCAGAATACAGACGTACACCGAACAAATGTACGCACAGGGTATAATCAGCCACAAAGAATATGTAGAGGCTAAAAACAAGCTGAATGAAGAATATTTAGATAAACGCAAAGAACAGATTGAACAAGAATACAACATATCTAAGGACTACATCAGCGAGCATACATATTTCAACGACTGGCAAGATAACGGCGATAATCCGCTTGATGCCTATAACCGAGTTATGGACAGGCACCGTGAGGAATTGGCGAACGGCGAGTTGACACAGGACGAGTTCGACAAGTATCAAAGTGAATTAGGTTCGGATATGTATTCGGAGCGTGTGGAGCAGTCAAAGAACTGGTTGGAAGAACAACGCAAGTATTACGGTATGACTGATGAAGAATATATCGCCGGTTTAAAACGTATTCAGCAGTATACACAGGAATACTATGATTTGGGGTTAATCAGCCGCAAAGAATACAACGAAAATATGACTGAACTAAATCACGATATGTTCGACCAAGCGGGCGAATCGTTTGACGATATGCTACAGCAACAGCAGGACTACATCAATAAACTGCGTGATGAATTTTCTGCACAGGAACAGGCATTACAGGACAGTTGGACGGTAGAGGACCGCAAGGCTGATATGTCCGAAACACAGGCACAGTTGGATATTTACGCAAATGCAGTAACAGACCGAGGACAACAAAAATACAAGGAACTGCAAGAGCAGATGAAACAACTGCAACGTGACGAAGAACTGTATCAATTACAGGTCAAGAACAATGCCACGATTGAGAAGTTGGAGGCGGAGTATGACGCGTTGGAAAACAGCAAGGCTGATTTCATCAAGTCCATTGCAACCAACATTGACAGTATAGACGTGACGGGTATTGTGGCGGATATAACACAGGAAGTCAGCGGCGGCAATGATAAGATAACCAAGACTTTGGGTGAGATTATAGAGGCTATTAAGGGCATTAAGATTGAACAGCAGAACTATAACAACAACAGTAAAATCACAATCAATACGACTGACAGCGCCGTTTTGGGTAGCTATGTATAATGCGCGGAGGTAGAAAATGCGAAACGGATTTTATTTTAAAAACAAACATTCAAACGATTTCGGCGTGACTGTACAAACACAGTCACGTCCGATTAAACCGGAAATGAAAATACAGACATATGACAGCCCGTATATAGACGGTGAATATGATTTTTCAACGGCAAATGCGTACAACCGTGAATTTTATAAAAACCGTGTATTTAAAATGAATTTGCAAATATCGGCGGCGGATATGTCTGAACTGAACAGCAAAATCACAAAAATCACAACGTGGTTAATGGGGCGTGGTGAGTTGATATTTGACGACACACCCAATGTCAAATGGAAGGCGTCGGTTATTGAAACAATAGATTACAAACCTGAAAACTATGGACGCAAAGCGGTCATTTCGGTGTCGTTCAAGGTGCAGACGTGGGCGGCGTTGGTATTTGATATTTTTGACGGTCCGATATTGGATAGCCAAAACATCAAATTAGATGATGAAATACCAATCGGACCGAATGAATATTACACGATTACAACGGCAGGCGACAGTACAATACATAACACAGGCGACCGCCCTGTCAGACCTGTTTTGCGTGTTACAAACGTCACAAAACCTACAACGATAACCTGTAACGGTATCAGTATTACGGTGTCGGAAAACTGTGTTATTGACTGCGACAAACAGTCGGTAACAGACGTAAACGGCAACAGTATTATGAAAAAAATCAAAGGTAATTTTTTTGAACTGGAAACAGGGGCGAATAGAATAAATTTATCCACGACGGCAACGGTTGAATTTTCATTCTATCCGCAATACGTTTGGAATACAGAAACGGAGGACTTATACAAATGGGACAGATAACATTTATGCGATTGCACGACAGATATACAGACAGTTTTGAAACAGGTGAGGTACTGAACAACGCATACAACGTCAAAGAAACAAGGATATTGAACGATACAGGAAGTATTGAATTTGACTATCCATACGACGAAAAGGCACGTCTAATCAGTCAAAATATGTTGGTTAGCGTAAACGGTCATATATACGAAATCAGCCGAACAACGCGAAATATGAACGGTGTGGATTCACTGCACGTTTACGGTACACCGCATTTTGTGTATGAGGCACAGAAAGCGTTTATACCGACAATCGGCGACAATATCGGTAAAAGTTCAAGATATGTTCTAAAACAAGCGATTGATATTATATCAAAATTCAAAAAGTCTGTAGGTGAGAAGTGTATTTTTCACATTATGACAAATGCCGAGTTGACCGCCAAAGGAATGAAGTGGGTTGCAGATGATGAACTGCTGATTGATTTTTTCTCTACCGACAAAACAAATTTGTGGGACGTTATAAAAACGATAATAGAAAATTTGGGACGTGGCGAGATATTCCACGAAACAACTATCGACAGTAATAACAACATTGTATGTAACATTGCCATTGTTGAACGTATCGGCACAGATAACGGCGTCAGACTGCGTTTAGAAAAGAATATGCAAAGCATATCAATAGAACGCAACGTAAGCGATATGATAACGCGTTTATGGGCGTTCGGAAGTGATGATTTAACAGTCAGCAGTGTAAACGGTGGCAAAGCATATATAGACAGTCCAAACATTGAAAAATACGGAGTACAAGAGGGGTACAAGGACTATAGCGATTATACATCAGCGGCCAAACTGTACCGTAATGCAAAGTGGGAATTTGATGAGGATAACGAGGATAGAATTGACGTACCACAGTTGACAATCAGCGGTAAATTGATTGACCTATCAAAATTAGCCGAATACGGTGCGGCGGAAAAGTTGGAAATAGGCGATACAGTACACGTATTTGACATAGACGGTACGGAATATGTGCAGAGGGTAATTGAGTATCAGGCATATCCACTGGAACCGAAAGAGAGTAATATATCAATCGGGCATATCAGACGTGATTTTTTTATTGGACTATGGCAGACAGAGCAAGCGACAAAGAAACATTCAAAGTGGCAGACAGCGAATAACAGTGTAAATATCCGAAAAGTACAAGGAACGGTGAACACAGACCGAAACGAGGTGCAGTCGGACAATAAGCTGTTGAAAATTGTCGGCGATTTGTTGACGATAAAAGATATAGATAACCGCGTCCGTGTGCGTTTGGGAAATTACAATGACGAATTTGTTTTTATCATTTACGACAAAAACAAAAAGCAAGCCATTTATTTGAACGAGGACGGCGAGGGTGTGTTTGCCGGAAGTATTCAGACAATGAAAGACTGTTTGATACAGGGTATGTTGCGTGTCGGTATGGCAGGCAACAACACCAAAGGTATTGAATTTTACGGCGATAGTTACCAACCGGATAAGGACGGCAATTATTCGACACCGTATGCACGTTTGGTACCGTATGTGGCAAATAACGAAGATTACAAGGGTATAGATGTCGAGGGTGGAAAGCTATGTGTTGAGGGGAAACCTGTAGCAACTGAAAAAGATATTGATGGGTTGAAAAATAAAATTGATATTTTGACAAAAAGATTAGACGCAATGTCATAAAAAAAATACGGCTGAAATCAGCCGTATTTTAATTATCGCAAGCTATTGATAAGTGGGACTATTGTAGAATTATAGTAATCAAGTGGGATTAGGTCAATACCGTGTTCGTATAAAGGAATGTCTTTCAGTAAAGGGTTTAAAGGGTCATTTACATTATAAAAATAGTCCACAGCAAAAGCGTAGTCGTTTAGCCCTATACCTTTAAGCATATCCTCTATGTCATATGAACTAACATACTGTACGCCGTCACGCTGTTCGGTTTTTAGTTCCGGCAAAGGTGACAAGTCGGAAGCAGTTGACGGCTTTACAGTCGGTGTTGGTTGTGCGGCGGTATCGGTATCAATCGTAATAGTGTTGTCACTGAAAGCAACATTGAAACCGCCTACAGCGTCGGCAACGTCACGTAATTTGAAATATGTATTATCGTTGATGTTGTAACCCTCAATCGCCGTTTCCGTACCGTTTACGGCAACGGGGAACGGGTTAGCCGTTACGGCAT